GCAGGCCGGAACGCCGCTACCGTTTACAAATGGAGCAGGGGAGTTGATCGGTAATTTTGTTATTACCTCCTTCGCACCAACGCCTGAGAGCACCTTCCCTGATGGGCGGGCGATCTCACTTCTCGCTACAATCACCCTGCGCGAATGGATTGACCCGGCACCGGAACTAACAGCAGCCAGGGCCGCACAAGCGAAAGGATTTGCCACTAATGCGGCAAAAGTCATTCCTATACAAATCACCCGCTTGGGCACCACCGCCGATGCGCTTACGAGTGCGCAGGTAAGGAGTACAACGGTAAACAGCCTGAGCGGCGTGGCAGATATCAACGCCGTACTTGCTGCGCCCTCTCAGCAGGAAAGCCTTTTTGCACGTGCTGCGGCAAAAATCACGCAGGCGCAAAAAGACGCAGAAGCGGCCATCGCTCGCATTGAGGACACAGCCACCCTGGCAGCAAAAGCTCCAGCGCTCCTGGCTACAATGGAAACACTGTACGATAATATCGTGGTGTTTGCGCAGCGTATCCAAGATGGCGATTTAACCAACGCACTGGCACAGGCAAGTGTTGTCACAGCATCAACAGGCGGTATTGGCGCGGCGCTATTACCACTGGATATATCCATAATCTTACGGGAGCCATGACCACACAATACACTACGCAAACGGGCGATACCATTTATACGATCGCTTTTCGGGCATACGGTGACGCCCTGGCATATCAGGGTATCATTGAGGCAAACCCAACATTACCGATCACCTCGGTTTACCCGGCGGGGTTAGTGGTAATGATCCCGATTCTGGAAAATGCAACGGCAGAGACAGGCGCAAGCTTGCCGCCGTGGAAAAGGTAACAGATGCAAGCAATAAAACCACAAGTCCGCATAACTTATAACGCTCGCGATATAACCCGCGAAGTGAACCCCTACTTTGTATCTGCAAAGTACGTCGGCGAAGTGAAAGGAAGTGCCGACACGGTAGAGGTGGTAATGGAAGATACGGCGGCATTGTGGCGCAACAACTGGTATCCGGTCAAGGGCGACCGATTAGCACTTGAAATTGGGTACGCTGATTTGATGGTATCGTGTGGCACTTTTATAGTTGACGAGATCGCCATGTCGGGGCCACCCGATCAAATAACTATTCGCGGTATTGCAACCGGATTTGCGCGGGCACTCAGGACAAAAACAAGCTTTGCCCACGAGCGTAAAACCCTGGCACAAATTGCCGGAGTAGTGGCCGCGAAAAATGGTCTCACCGTTACGGGTAAAATTCCCTCAGTTTTTATAAAGCGAGCAACCCAATACCGGGAAACCGATCTCGCGTTTTTGGAGCGGCTCGCAAAGGACTACGGCTGTGTTTTTTCTGTACGTGACACCTCCCTGATTTTTACCATCGCGGATGAGCTCGAAGCCGGGGCCGCCGGAATGGAAATAGACCGCAGCGACTTAGCAGATTACACCTTAGAGGATAAAACGAGCGAAAGCTGGTCACGTGTGACGGTAAAATACCACAACCCGAAAACCAAAAAAACGATTATAGCCACCGCTGAGGGTGATGGCGAAGCGGTGCCCGCGATACCCGCTGAAGCGTGGATTGATCCGCTTACGGCTGCCTCTTACCTTGCTGCTGACGCGCTCGAGATACGCGACAAACGAGCAGAAAACCAAGGGCAGGCGCAAAGTGTAGCAGCCTCGGCACTCCGGCAAAATCTCACGAAGTTGACCGGCACAATAAAAATACCGGGCAATCCGTTGTTAATGGAAGGTAGTAACTTTGACCTTACTGGCATGGGTGCGCTGTCTGGAAAATTTCATGTGTTGCGCTGCAATCATGACATTGACGCGAGCGGGTATTTTACAACGCTGGATATTAAGCGCACCGGGGCCATAGCAAAAACGCGGTGGCAACCCAAGCAGGTAATTAATCAGAATTTTCAAACCACAAAATTATAAGTTATGCAAATTTTAACGGTAAGGCCCAAAGGGATGGCCCAACAAGAATGGCGCGAGCGGAATAAGCACCAAAAACAGTACATTAAAAACAGGGTTAGCGGAGTGCTTGTCTGGTCGGCCAAAGGCATCGCGCAAACCTTAGACGGTAAATTCGTGCGTTGGATTATCGAACCAATGGGCACCTATCGAAAAGGCATGGAACTAATCGGGCAATGATCCGTTTTGGCAACATAACAGAATTTGACGCGGCCACGATGCGAGCAAGGGTACAATTTCCTGAGGATGAAATTGTATCGGATTGGCTCTCTGTGTTGACCCTTGGCAGCGGTGGCGATAAATACGCACGAACCCTGACCACTAACGAGCATGTGGTGGTATGGGTAGATGAACACGCAGACGAAGGTGTGGTGCTGGGTAGCATTTACGACGACAGCAACGAACCAAGCGGCGACACGGGCGTGGAGTTTGCAAACGGGCTATCTATTACCATACAGGCCGGGAAAGTAATAATAACTAAGGGCACGACGACATTTGAGGTAGGTAGCGCGGGTGTGAAGATTGCGAAAGGTGTTGATACGCTGCAAAGTGCAATTGCTGATTTGATCACTCAAATTGCGCTGATCACCGTAACGACAACCGCATTTGGAACACCCTCTTCGCCACCCATCAACGCGGCGGCCATTAGCGCGATTACGGCAAGAATTGTTAACATCCTTCAATAAAGCGACATGGATAAATTTTTCAGGGTGACGTACTCGTACACCTACCCAATTAGAGCCAACCACCTGCCCGGAGCCAACGAGCGGAAAGATCAGGAGCTTTTCATCATGGCACTAAGCAGGCCGAAGCTGGCAGACTTGAAAAAGATTATTGCGCGTAGTTTTCGCAATGAAGCCGGCGCGCGTGATTTTTTAGTCCTTGGTTGGAACGAGGTTAATCAGGACGAAGTAAATACAGACGATCCCATTACCGTTTGGGATGATGAGCGCACCGAGGTGATATAAAAAAAAGCCCGGCTAATTTTAACTAAAATATTTTTAATGCCTACACTGGTAACAGACATAACGGCCCAGAACTGGCAAATCGGGGCGGGTGAGCTTGGCAAAATCGCGCAAGGAGTTGATGATATTGCGCAGTGTATCGGCATTATCTTAAATACCGCACCAGGTAGCGACTTATTGCGCCCTGGGTTTGGCTCTGCCCTTGCGGAATATCTCGATCAGCCCTTGCAAATTGCTCAAGCTGGTTTAAAAAAGGTGCTCACACGCGACATTGAACGCTGGGAGCCCCGCGTTAAAGTTGTACGCATCCAGGCAGATATTGCCGACGCGGCCACGGTAAACGTGGAGGTCGTTTGGCGATTGCTCCTTGGTGATGTTACCGGCGTGGCAACTTACTCCTTTACACCCGGCGAAAGCGGCGCAACACCACAACCTCCTGTTATTTCATTTACCAACCCCACCACCACCACGATAAGCACAGCGGTTGACTGGCAACTAAGCCTCGATGAATTTGGCAGCACGGTAGAGGGGGCTAACGAGATTAGCCAGGCCATCGCCATCGCCGTTTCAAATATTCCAGGCACGGACGTACTGCGGCCCTTGTTTGGTGGCGCATTATGGGAGCACGTAGATACCCCACTTGCGCAGGCCGGGGCTGTCATGGGCGCAGCGATACGGCAAGCGGTGGAGATGTGGGAGCCACGGGCGGAAATTACGAGCGTACGGTACACGTACCAGGCGCAGCCGGGAGAGTTGACGCTTTCCGGGTTAATATTTGAGATTGGGTGGCGCTTGCGCGGTGATGATGTGGAGGGTCAAACCGATCTTCTTTTGCAGTTGTTAAACGAGGGCACTACAACAACCTCAGCAAACATAATTATCCGTATATTAGCGGCAGAATCCGGCGAAGCCATTACAAGCGAGGCCGGCGCATACATCGAAATTTAACACCATGCCAACCGCACCTGATTTTATAGATCGCGACCCTGCTACTATTTTAGCGGAGGTTATCTCATTATATGAAACTGAGTTGGGCCGCACCATCTACCCGGCGCAGGCCGAGCGGCTTGTGCTGAATGGCGTTGTGGCCGTGGAGCTTATCATTTTAGAGAAGCTCCAACGGGCAATGGAACAAATGCTCCTTTCGTTTGCCTCTGCGCCTGCTATTGATTACCTTGCTGAGCTCGTTGGCGTCACCCGTTTACCTGCACAAGGCGCAGGCTGTACGCTCGAGTTCACACTCGTAACGGGCCACGGTGGCGTTGTGATACCAGCAGGCACCAGGGTTGCCACGGTGGATGGGCGCGTGGTTTTCCAAACCCAGGACAATTACACGGTAGCCAGCGGCACGGACGTTGCCGAGGTGGAAGCATTTGCCTCAACTTTGGGCACCGTTGGTAATGGGTACGCAGCAGGGGAGGTTAATAACATCCTCGATCCGCAAGCATTTATCCAGGCAGTTGAAAACTTGACCGAAACAGCAGGCGGCGCGGATGCAGAAACAGACGACGAACTGCGCGACCGTACCAGGTTAGCTCCTGCCTCATTTAGTGTAGCAGGCCCAAAAAACGCATATAAATATTTTGCGCGCACAGCATCCAGCGCCATCATTGACGTGGCCGTGCAGCAAACAACACCGGGCACGGTGGGCGTTTACCCACTGGTGGCTGGTGGTACAACGCCATCGGAGATACTCACCTTAGTAGAAAACACCCTGAACGACGATAGCATTAGGCCGCTTTGTGATACGGTGGTAGTCGCTTCGCCTACTGTGGTGGCATACGATATTGATGTCGAGATTACGACATACGAGGACGCCGATACGGAGCTCATTCAAACCGCTATCGAGTCCGCGTTGCAAGCCCTTGCTGATGCACGGGCCGCAACATTGGGGCGTGATGTGAACGTGTCGCAAATTATTGCGGCTTGCATGGTGGACGGCGTTTTTGATGTTACGGTCGTAGCGCCTGCATCAGATGAGGTGGTGGCATTTAACGAGGTGGCTATTGTGGGCACCATTACCGTAACAATAACGGGCGAAAGCGAAGGATAATGCAAATAGGTACAGCTATATCACACGTTCCTCACCTTGCCGCATTCGTGAATGCAGCAGAGGAGCATTTTAATGATATTGATTTATCTCAAGTGTTGGTGTATCTTATTGACAATGCACCTTCAGCGGTATTGCCGTATCTTGCCGATCAGTTTGACGTGCTCGGGTACAAAGGGTGGCTATTTGCAGACACGGACGCTAAAAAACGGGCATTGCTCAAAAAAGCAATTCAATTGCACCGCAAAAAAGGTACACCTTGGGCCATCCGGGAGGCATTGAAAGCGATCGGCTACGTGGACGCGGAAATAATCGAGGGCGTCGGCTTGACTTACGATGGCACCGCTGATTACGATGGCACACAGGATTACGGAGGCGGCTCCGATTGGGCGAATTTCATTGTACGGGTAACGGTAGATGAAAGCCTCGGCGATGATGAGGCAATTGCGACAAATGTCATCAACGCATACAAGCGCGAGGCGTGTAACTTAATTGCGGTTGAATTACTATACGTATCATAATTTTTTAACAAATGGCAAACGTCACAGAAACCTCGGTATTTGATGCTGGGGTGTATAAAATAGAAACGACCGACCCCGTTTTGGGCGGCTTACAAACGGCAATTGCGAATAAACAAGCAGTTAGCCTTGCAAACCGCACATTGTATCTTAAAGATCGGTTGGACGATACAGGGGTTCAATTGTCGCGCTCGTATGCGGGCAACCTGAACAGCTTGGTAAATTCCGGGTTTTACTTTGTGGCGTCCGGTGCCACCAACAAACCCAGTGGCGTGACAACTGGGTACTGTTTAGTTATCAATGATAGCAGCACGGCAACGCTGGTGCAGCAACTTACCGACGCGGCAACCAATACGGTATGGATTCGGCGCATAAGTGCCGGGCCGACTTACAACGCCTGGGTAAAGTTGCGCACGGAGGACACCATAACAGCCACGCCGCTCGCTTTCGAGAATGGCTGGTCGGAATCTGGCAGCTATCCAATTACACTTTACCGGGATGGAAAAATATGTGTTTGCCAGGGGCGAATGACAGGCGGCACAAGTGGCCTGGATGGGCTTTCGTTTGGTTCTTCTTATGCGCCCTCGCAGAATCTTATCTTTGCGGTGACGGGCGGAACTGTAACTGTTTACGCCACTACTGGCAATGTCCGGTTTACGGGCACGGCACCGGGCACGGGCGTTGACCTTAATCTCGCTTGGCGTATTCCTTAAATGGTGGTAAATAAATAGCCTAATACTTATTCCTGCATAACTCATGTATTAAAAAAACCCCGTGCGCGTGAGCGGCGGGGTTTTCTGTTTTTGCAAAAGAAAAAAGCCGCACCGATTTTATACGGCACGGCCTCAACTATTCATCGGTTAAAAGCAAATGCTAAATAAGCTCCTCCTCCTCTGCCACGTCTGCGTCCTCGGCCCAATCGGGTTTTTCTGCACTGGGTTTATCAAAGTTGTTCAACTGCTCCACGCTTGCCGTGGATGGCGTGGCGGCGCTGGATTCCCAATCAAATACCTCGTCCTCGGTTGGGATGCTTGCCAGGGAGACGGTAGGGTAATACTTATTGTATTCCCGTGCGGCGGCATACATCAGCATTTTTTCGGGCATCGTGGGCCACTTAGATCCCTCTCGGTAATACCAACCCTCTTGAATAGCCATTTCAAGGCTAACCCACGGGCCTTTGGTTTCACGCTCCCCACGTACAGCCACAAACCGACATGCGCGATCGCTAATGTCCAGCGTTTTCGTTTCCTTGCGTCGGGCCTCCTTCGGGCCTGACCATACATCATACGACACTTTCTTTTTGCCGCGCTCCTCAAACTCGTAATTTGGCTCAATGCCTTTTTGGGCCATGCGCTCAATTAAGTAGCGCGACTCCCACATGGGTTTGCCTTTCACGATGTTGAGGTTTTGCATTACTTCAACCCACGGGATACCCTGCTGTAAAGATATTTCCCTGGTATAAAGGGCGTTTGCCATTGCCCGTGGCGAGCCGTCTTTGTAGCGGTCTGGCACAAAATCGGACGACATCAATACCTTGGCCATTTTTTGCGACTCCTGGAGCGATTGCTCCGAGGCGAAAACTGATAGTTCTGTACTCACTTTCTTGTTGTTTTTCATAGCCATTGGCGCGAGCAATACTGCCCGCGCCTTGGCTGCTATGTGTGAAAAAAATTAAACAATTGCTCGGCAGCCGTTAAGTGTAAAATTACACTCGATCATGGCGCATGAGGTAGCGTCTTGGATACATCGTTGGATATATCCAAAATCCTTTGTAGCCTTCAAATCATTTTTGCCTACGGAATCGCGGTCTGGCAACAATTGCACCCACTCCTCTTGCATAAAGGCAGGAATAAGGCCCGTGTCACCAAAGTAGTCGCGCCCGGTAGTAACCTGTTCCGGGTGCAAAGTTGCCAGCTTCATAATCCTGATACTACCTTCTGGTTGATCAAACAACCAGATTTTCCCTTTGTCGCCTGCAGCGATAAGACGATTAAGAACGTCTTGCCGCTCAAAAAAGTTAATTAGCATGGTTGTTATTGCTTTTAATCGTTATTAATTAATTACCTCACAAATATACAACGATTCTATACACATGTCAAGTGTTTTACGAATTTTAACTAAATTTCAATCCACTTTATTTTTTGATCTTCACTATACCCATGCCAAACGCCGGATGTTCTGCATTTATTGTACACCTCTAAAGCCTTTTGTATTTTATCCCTTGCGCCCTGCAACCCGTCTGGATGTATGGCATACAACTCACAGGCAAACGGAGCGCGGGTTTCTACTGCTGCAAATATAAAAGTGTACTCATGCCCGGTTTGCGCCCACATAGCGTCGGTGTAGAATGCCGCTTGCCGGTCATAGCCGTACTTAATGACCGACCGCCGGAATCCTTCTGGGCTTGCGTCCTCAGTGCTTTTGAAGTCAAGTATAAACTTCCCGGCAGTGGGTAGCCAGTCTATCATTGCTTTACATGGTGTGCCAGTTTGGTAGTCCTCAAATAAAACTACCTGCTCGGCTTTGCCTGCTTTCATTAAATGTGCGGCGATGGGGTGCGCCATCAGGGCGTCGCGCATCCGCATGATCTGCTCATAACTTAATGTTCTGGCTTTTTTGCCATCATCATAAGTGGCCGGCATTTCTTGTAATACCGTTTTTCCTTGGGCCACTACTTCAAACTCAGCCCACCGGCGCTTACCCTCCGTAGTGCGGCGGTCAATGCTGCCTGGAGCAACGATGTAGCGGTCAAAAAACGTGTCTGGCTCTGAGCAAACCACGTGGAAGGCGCGGCCCAGCTTAAAGGCTGCGGTATCGAATGGCTCGCGGTGGGGCGCAAGGTAGGTTTGATAATAGTGCGCCGGAGATTTCAGAAGCTTGGTAATCCCGGAATTGCTCACACGGGTTGTGTCCGCGTGATAGTTGGTTGGTGTTAAATTGGTCGTTTGCATGAGTTATTGTTTTGGAATTAAAGAAGCAGAAAGTACCTCGTAGGTGTCATTTTCTGCATCGTAGTCAATGCCAAAATAAATTTCAACAAGGTTTTTTGCAACAAGTTCCTTTTCTTCTGTAAACTCGGAAGAAATAAGAACCACTGCTTCTTCTCTTGTAATGAGAACAAAGCCAACCGTCGTTTCATCGTCTCCGCTTTTGTAAAGCGGAACCATGTCGTTGGTAGTTTTCAGCTTTGATAAATATTCACTTGGAAATAAAACTTTAGCATCCATGATCGTTTTTTTATTAAAATAATAGCACAAATATATACTTGTTTAATTATATCGTGTATATTTGCAGTGTTAATTTATAAAATAAAAAAATGGAAACACAAGTAATTGAACTGTTTGTTCAGTTCCAGCAAACGAGGGGGCACGAGAATTATAATTTTAACGACGCGCTTCACAACGCAGTGATGGCTCAAAGAGCTTGGGCCGTGCTCCCTGATTTTTGGGCTAAAATGGAAGCGCTGGAAGCCTTGGACGGAGATACCAGCGAGTTGATAGATAGAGAATTTACAGGCAGCAAGGAATATTTTTACGCTCAGGCGGTAAAATGCCTGCTTGCTGGCATAATGCAGCAAGAAAAAATGGCGTTTGGAATGTTGTGCCGCAAGCGTATGTTGACTCGCGACGGCAATGGCGACGTTGCTTCGTGGTTTGCCGCAACGAGGTCTTTAATAGACTTCCTCGCTTGGCACCAAATTGCGGATGGTCTCAAAGCACTCCATTACCTCTTACTGGCAATGGAGGCCGAAAATATTTCGATCACTAAAATTTTTAACATATGAAAATTGAAAGCCAATCAAAAAACCTCAATCCTTCTGGGCTTGAGATCCACGAAGGGTGGAGCACCAGAGCCGCAAATGCTGGGGTGTCTTTTCGTAAGGTCTGCGAGGAGGCGGAAGAAATTTTGCATCAAGTGGAAGGATTTCACATCAAAAGTGGATCTATATACATGATGGCGAACATTTGGCGCTACCAACCACCGGCGGCCATTTTGCTTTTGCATGAACTGTATTTGCGTATTTTGGTATCTTTTCCGATGTCAAGCGAAAGCCTGCCACAAGCCTTTGCATTACTTTGCGATATCGTCGAAAAGCGGATTAACTTCTCAGCTCCGATCCCAGCTATTCGCTATTACCTCGCCATTGAACAAGCTCTTTTGTGGGCAGAGGAGGAGGTGAGGAAATGACGTATAAAAGCTTTTTCAATGCAGCGATAAGTGATGTTGCTAAAAAATATGATATGTCAGTCACTGAACTGACACAACCATTTATAAAAATGAAAGGAATTGCATTTAAACCGGAAATGGTGTCCGCTATTCAAGCGGGCATCAAAACCCAAACCAGGCGCAAGCAACTCACATATAACCCGCCAGTTAGTGCGGGCGAGGTGCTCTATATCAAAGAACGCCACCGGGTTATATCTTTCGACGAGTCCACAGCGGTCGTTGAGTACGCGGGAGATGATCGGCCTTATCTTTGCTGCATTTCTTGTGATGATTTCAAGGCGCTAAAAAAGCGCAAGAAGCCAAACGCATGGCTATCGGCCATGTACATGAGGCAACACTTTCACAGGTTGCAAATTCGTGTGAAAGAGGTGCGATCCGAGCAACTTTGGTCAATTAGTGACGCCGATGCGCTGGCAGAAGGAGTAAAGCGGTTGGAGGATGGGAGATACCCGGATTACGCAACCAAAGGTGAATCTTGGGGAACACCAGCCTGCTCCTTTATCTCATTATATGCGTCCATCCACAAAATGAAAACATGGGATGTGCCGGAGGGGACACGTGTATGGGTAATTACCTTTGAAAAAGTGTAACATGATACCAACTTTACGCGATTATCAGGATACCGCAGTTCTCGACACCCGTGCGGCATTTGCAGCAGGCAAACAAGCGGTTTGCCTTGTGTTGCCCACGGGTGGAGGCAAGTGCCTTGCCGAAGGAACCCCCGTATTGATGTACGATGGAACAATAAAGCCAGTGGAGCAAATCCAAGTTGGTGATTTACTCATTGGGCCTGATAGTAAGCCAAGAACGGTTTTATCTACCTGCACGGGAAAGGAGCAAATGTATCGCGTAACACCAACAAAGGGCGACACATACACCGTAAACGAAAGCCACATTCTTAGCTTAGTCATAACGGGCAGTGATCGCGTAACCTGCGCAGGCAGGACGTACCTGCCTGGTCAGATTGCAAACGTCGGTATATTGGATTACATGGCCGCAAACAAAACTTTTAAGCATTGCGCAAAAGGCTATCGCGCACCGGTTGACTTTGAGCCAAATGTTTTTGATCTACCGATTGACCCGTATTTTTTCGGCATGTGGTTAGGTGATGGTAGCTCCAGGCAGGCAAGCATTACAACAGGCGATAAAGAAGTGGTGGAGTATCTTTTTGCGTATGCCGAGAAGGTGAATTGCACTATTCGCACAGAGTACAACAGCCCAAATAGTAATAATTATTACTTTTTAGACTTCAATCACAGCGGGAGAGGTGGCAGTAAATTTACGAACGCATTAAAGGAATTGGGCGTTTGGATGAATAAACACATTCCTATCAGTTACAAAAGATCGTCAGAAGCTGAGCGGCTTCAATTACTGGCCGGCATAATTGACTCTGATGGACACTACACTAAAAAAGGGTACGACATTTGCCTTAAAAGTGAAAAGCTTTTGGATGATGTTATTTTTATAGCCAGGTCGCTTGGATTTTCTGCGTACAAAGCTCGAGCAATAAAAACGTGCGCAAATAACGGGGTAACGGGCAATTACTTTCGCTGTAATATTTCCGGCAACTGCGACCGAATACCCTGCAAAATTGCAAGGAAAAAGGCAGCGCCACGGCAGCAAAAGAAAAATGTTTTACGTACAGGTATCTACGTCGAGGCAATTGGAGAAGGCAATTACTATGGATTTGAAATTGACGGCGATCACCTTTTTTTGTTGGGAGATTTTACCGTCACACACAACACCGTGATTTTTGCCTATATCGCATGGACGGCATCGCTGCGGAGTAAAAAGATACTCATTCTGGTGCATCGCAAAGAGCTACTCCGGCAAACAGCGCAAAAACTGCGTGACTTTGGCGTTAATCCGGGAATGATCTCTCCGCAATACCGGGCCAACTACAACGCGGCCATTCAGGTCGCGATGGTGCAAACGATGGTAGGCCGTGGGCATTTGTATCCGCACTTTGACCTCGTAATTACTGATGAATGTTTTGTGCCTGACACTTTGATCACACTGGCAAGTGGTGAAAAACGGATGATTAAAAAAATCGTGCCCGGTGATATTGTAATGTCTTACAATGAGCAAACGGGACAGTTTGAACCAAAGCCAGTAGTGCGAACATTTAAGAACGAAAAGACAGGGCTGCTGTATCGAATTTGGTGTGGCGGCAAGGAAATAACCTGCACAGGCAATCACCCTATTTTTACAAATGCCGGATGGGTGACCGCTGAGGAAATCCAATCAGGAGACAAAATATTAAGACATGGAGTGTGTAATTTGCGCAAAGCAAACACAAGGAACAAGGCGAACGTGTTCCGACAAATGCAGGAGGGATGTATCTTCGCGTACAATGAGCCAAACCAATCGCGTACACGCATCACCCAGGATGAAAACCAAAAATCCGATGCGAAAAGCCGAGATTCGTTTGAAGATGGCCACGACATTAAAAGCCATCGGGCACGCACCAAAAATAAGAGGCGGCAACGGAAAGGGCATGACTGCGCCGCAAAAGCAGCTATTCGATATAATCCCAGTGGATTTAAAACCTATCGCGGAATATATTGTGCCAACTCGGATGGGCAAGCACTCGGGTTATCCGAGTCATTACAAAATAGACATTGCCCTGCCAAAGGAAAAAATTGCAATCGAAATAGACGGTTATTCACATTGCAGCCTCTCAAGGCAAGCACAAGATTGCAGAAAGTCAGATTTTCTAAGTTCGATTGGGTGGACAGTGTTGAGATTCTCCAACCGGGTTGTATTAGAGAATGTATCGCATTGTGGGGAGCAAATTTTGTCTACAATTTCGAGGTTGCAGACAATCACACCTATATCGCAGGCGGAATAATTGTCCACAACTGCCATCACGTAGCCGCTTCAACGTACCTAAAAAGCATTGCCCGTTACCCAAACGCCTACCAATTAGGCGTAACAGCTACGCCCATACGTACCGACGGTAAGGGGCTCGGCATAAACTCCGGCGGCATTTATGAACACATGGTCGTCGGGCCACAAACGGCGGATTTAATTCGCGCTGGCTACCTTGTGGAGCCTGTCATCCACGTGCCGCCATCCCTGGTTGACCTTACCGGGGTGCGAAAATTGGGCGGCGAGTACAACGCCAAAGAGGCCACGGAGCGCGTGGATAAGCGCAGTATTACCGGTAATGCGATGGATCATTACCTGAGCGCTGCCCGCTACGAGCCAGCCGTGGTATTTTGTGCCAGCGTGGCACATGCGGAACACGTGGCGGCGGAGTGGCGACAAATGGGCATTCGGGCAGTGTCCGTTGATGGCTCGCAGCGCGGGCGCGACATGGCCCACGATGGGAGCGATATAGTAGATCGTGCCCTGCGCGGCTTGGCAGATGGCTCCGTTCATGCGGTTATGTCCTGTGACCTCATTAGCGAGGGCACAGATATACCGGCCATTTCCTACATGGCCGACCTTGGGCCAACGGCAAGCCTTGGGCGGCACATTCAAAAGATTGGGCGCACCCTGCGTCCTGCGCCGGGCAAAGACCGGGCTATCATTATGGATCACGTCGGCAACGTAGGACAAATTGTAGGCGGCGAGTTTGTGCCTAATCACGGCCTCCCAACGGATGAGCGCGAATGGACGTTGGACGGTGAAATGATCTCCAAGCGCGCAAAAAAGGAAAAGCCCGCGCCTTCGGTATGTATGTGCGGTAATTGTTACGGGGTGTTTCTTGCCTCACTCAGGGTTTGCCCTTATTGCGGCACGATGCGCGAGGTAAAAGTTCGGCAGATTGACCAACAAGAGGGCGAGCTGGTGCAACTTTCTGCGGAGGTTATACGTAAACAAAAGGTAGAGGCGCGCATGGAAGTAGGCAGGGCCAAAACTTTGGAGGAATTGGAAAAGATTGCAGCGGCTCGGGGCTACAAAAAAAGCTGGGCGCACATTATGTATAATTTAAGACAAAAAAATCATGAAACTAAGGATTAAAGACGTAGCCGACTTCAAAAGGCTATGCGCTCAGCTGGAGTTGCTACCCAGTCAGCCAGCGCCCACCGTTTACCCAGCGATAGCCTGTTGGGCATCGGGGCAATACGAAAAGCCCGAAGTGGAATTTGTGTATCTTTCCGATTACGGGATGATTTTCACAGGTGAGCGGCGCATTACCATTGATGAAATAGCGCGGGTTGTTGTCGAAGTAACCGGGGATGACATAGAAGAAGTGAAAGGCCCATCCAGAAAAATGAACCTAATGGATAGCAGGTGCATCATTGCTTTTGAGGCAAAACGGCACGGGTACAGCTATCCGCAAATTGGGGCGTACCTGAACAGGCATCACTCTACGATGATCAACGTCGTGGAGCGGTATGCAGATTACATGGCCTATCAAGCCACATTTCAGGAGTTGGCCAATTTGTGCGCCAAAAGCGTATCGGACTTTATTGTTTAATTTCAAAATAGCAGCTTATGGAAAATTGTATTATTTGCGGGATGCCCGGCGGATGCCGAACCGTAGGCCAAGCGGCCAAATGCAAAAACAACAAAAGGGGATTATCGAAAACATCCATGTTTGGAGTGTTTGCTATTGCCGTTTCGATGTGGTGGCTTTTCGGATGTGCCAGCCCTAAGCCAGAGTTTTACCCGGCCCTGAGCGAGGCGGAAGCGCTTTCCATTATTGCCACAGGTGCGGCAGAAGGAAAGCAGTACATTGCCACAAAAAACAACGACGGCACGTTCACCGTTAAGCAGGTTGAAGATTTCAAATAAAAACCGGGGCCGGTCAATTGGTGAATTTAAAACTGTCAATTGCCCGGCACTGAATAACAACCAAAAAAATGGATAAAATACACATCGGGGATTGCCGGGAATGTATGCGGAAAATGCCGGAAAAGTCTGTGCAAACTTGCATTACATCCCCTCCTTATTTCGGGCTGCGAGATTACGGACACGCCATGCAAATCGGATTAGAGGAAACGCCGGAAGAATACGTTAAGCAACTTGTCGAAGTATTCAGGGAGGTGCGACGGGTGCTAATGGATAATGGGACGGTATGGCTTAATTTAGGGGATAGTTACGCGGGCAATGGCGCGGCTTATGGGGATGCAAAATCCACGCTGCAAGGTGGAAAGCAGTCCAAAAGGATGGGGGTAAAAAGGGTTGCTAAAAAATGCCTGCCGCCAAAGAACCTAATCGGCATCCCCTGGCGCGTCGCCTTCGCGTTACAGGCAGACGGTTGGATATTAAGGCAGGACATTATTTGGAGCAAACCGAACCCGATGCCTGAAAGCGTAACCGACCGATGTACGAAAGCGCACGAATATATCTTCCTATTGTCTAAGTCGCAAAAATATTACTACGATGCGGACGCTATAAAGGAGCCAGCGCAACCGGACACCGTTGTTAGAGACAGAGAGACAACGAAGCTAAACAACGTCCCAGGGAGGAAAAGAATGAATGGGCTTACAGTAAATAACTACGAAATCCGAAACAAGCGTACTGTTTGGACAGTCGCCACCAAGCCATACACCGAAGCACACTTTGCAACGTTCCCGCCCGAACTTATAACCCCGTGCATCCTTGCTGGTTGCCCGGAAGGCGGAATCGTTCTCGATCCATTTATGGGATCTGGCACAGTTGCAGCAACAGCGCTAAGGCTTGGCAGGGATTATCGGGGGTGCGAAATAAACCCCGAATACTTGAAATTAATAAGCGTAAGAGTTGAATTATCTGGCAAACTTTTTGAACAACACTGAGGGCATGGTCGCACAATTACAAACTACAAAGCGTAAAACACTACCAGCGGTGACGCCGGGCGGATTGTTTTACATCGTTGTGCTTTACCTATGCGGCGGCGGCGTGGAGGTTGTCACTTGCGAGGAGAAAGCAGCACAGCGCATCAATAAAACCCCTGAGCGCTATTTGGATTGGGGGTATGTTTTAGTTGAGTAAATTTTTCACAAAAAACAAGTTTATGCAAAATCAACAATCGGCCCCCGACGGGCCTTCATTCTCCTACGGCTACAAGCGAACGGCCAAGGATTTCACGTTAACTTTTAACTTTTCGTTTGAGGCATTGGCCGTCCTCGTATTTGCTACCGTGCTGGTAATCATCGGCATTGCACACGCTTGCAACCGACAGCCAGCACCGGCAACGGTAGAGCAACAAGCCCCCAATGACAAAAAACAGTTTGAGCTGGGTTATTTTCCCGTTGCAGCGAGTAACCCGGCACCATCGACAGCACCAACGCCAACACCTAAAAAAAGCAAACCCACGGTTAAAAATATTAACTTCAGTGGCGTTGAAGGAGTCGAGCGGTATATCAAGCGCTTTCAAGTGGTTGCCATTCTGGAAATGGAAAAGTATGACATCCCGGCCAGCATCAGCATGGCGCAGGGCTTGCTGGAATCCCAAATCGGGAGTTCTGAGTTATCGAGGAAGTACCACAACCATTTTGGCATCAAGTGCCATGCTCGCAGTTGCAAACCAGGACACTGCGTCAACTACAAAGACGATAGTCACAAGGATTTTTTTCGCACCTTTACAAGCGCGTGGGAATCGTGGCGGGCACATAGCTTGCTGCTCCAAGGCGAGCGGTACGCGCATCTGAAAGGGCAGCCATACCGTAAATTTGCCCACGGCCTGAAAAAAGCAGGTTACGCCACCGATAAGAATTACGCTCGTAAAATAATTGCATTGATAGAGCGTTATGATTTAACCCGACTTGATCGAGGGGTTAAATTTCAGTAGTGAAGCGACTCACGAACGAGCAAATCCAGTTTTGGCAGTTAAGCGTAAGTTTGGAAGAAACCCGGCACCCTTACTTTGAGGCGTGTAATATGTATGAGCACATCTTAATGCGCTCATTAAAATACTACGCCATTGAGGTGGATTTTTACGAAGCAGCGCAGGAGGGCGATAAGGTAGCGCAGCAGGTTTGCGCACAGGCCCGCGAACGGATGGAGTGGGATTTGTCGCATTTGATTTGGAGAAATTATAATTAACACATCATGGCAAAACAAGTGAGATCAGGCGGCGTTGCGTTGACGCAGCACCCTTGTAAAACGTGTCGGGGCTTTGGCAAACTATGTTCATCCTGCGGCGCTCCATTGGCTCGCAATAGGGGGGTTTTGGGTTTGCGCCTTGGTTGTACTGTATATGCCACGCACAATGGGACGGTGGCGTGTTTAGATTGCTTTGGCAGTGGCAATGTGCTTGATCCGACTAAAGGAGATATTTCATTTTACATCAATAACCGTGTATCCGCTTTTATCGAGGCCATTGCATAACTTTTCAATGCCCGCGCCCTTCACCGTGGTTTTACCCCTTTTCCCCTTTTTCTCATAATAAACAACGTACTCAGCGTTGTCTATTGCCGTTGTTCTTTTCATGTGATTATTTTTTATCAAAACGGTATTATATCCAAAGTATTGCCACCAGGAGTGCTTTTTTCTTGCGCATCACCTGCGACAACTGCCAAAGGTATGGATACAGCTCGACTTTGCACAGAGGCAAATCGGCGTATTTTATCACTCGTGGCTCCATTTAGACGGCCCAACACCTTATGCCAGTTAACGTGCCACGGTGTACCCCTTAGCAGCGCTTTTAAATACGAGTTATTGTTAGAAATAACTAAGCAGCCATCTTCCACGATTATGCCATACCTACCTAAGTGCCTGGCATAATCGTAATTATACACCTCTGCATCGTCCGGCCCCGGCTTGCCTGCTGCCAGCTCAATCATTTCACCCACCGTCATAGATACGCGGCCCTTACTTATGTCCAACTGGACAATATGCTCCCGGATGCGCGCCAACAACCTGTCGGCGTCCGTAGTGGTTCTGTCTATAACATCCTCCTTCCAATCGTACTTATTTATCAGGGCTAAGGCTTCGGCCTGGCTTATCAATGCGTTGCGGTGTAACGACCACGCTCCGGCAAGCAGGGTGCCCAGTTGATCGGCTGCCCTCTGATCGCCAAGCACTTCCCTGAAAACACGCGCAAAGGTGTGTATATTTTCAAGGATAGTAGGCAGGTTTTTTAAAGTGCGCGAGCGGAGTGCGTGACAGTTTGCTTCGGTAAAAACCTCCACAGCGGCCCGCTGCAAATCTGCCCATCGCCGGTCGGCTTCCTCATCGCGAGGCATCACCAAGGCAATGTTAGTTATGCGGCTCCGGTCACTCTCTTGGGCTGCGGAGACCACGATGGAGCCAAAGCAAAACATAATCCTGGCAGCATCCCGGCTGCTTTTACCGCCTGCGCTACCCTTTGCAATGACGCCGCCGTTAGAGCTACTCGAAGCCCTGGCAAGCTCCAAAACGCCTTTCATTCGATCGCCTGCTTTGTCGTCCTCTGCCTCGGCTTCATCAAATACCACCGGTAAAGCATCAGCCCGCATCGTTTGCCTTATGCCAGCTTCAGTGGTATTGCCTTGCACAAAAAAGGCAATATCATCACCGACCATGCGCCGGATGATATTAGACAGTATCCAGCTTTTGCCAGTGCCCGCGCCACCGTTGACCCAAACATGAGGCCGCCAATCCAGAGCCCCCGAAAATGGCGCAAGAACAGCCCATCCAGCCAGCAAGTAACGCGAGGTTATGCGCTCAAAGTTGATGTGTTTAAACGAGGCGGCCATTGCCCGCGCTGTTTCGTCACTCATGTACAACTCAGGGTCTATGCGTATCTCATCGCCCCGGTTGTATGCGTATGGCGTAGCAAAACCGCTGATCGGAATTTTTCCGCCGCCGGAGATAATGTCTGCGCCGGTGTTGAACACTACGCCGGATTTTTCCACCCATGCGCCCCGGCCCCGCATATTGCCGGGCGTGAAGAAACCTTTTTGGGTACATGCTTCCATAATGTGCGAGCAGGCGTTCTGCACGTCAATTTTGCCGCCCTTTTTACCGAAATAAGTTTCCCAATACTCCAGGGGCGCAATCTCAAACAACCCCGGCTCCCTGGCCAGCGCAGAGGAGGTAAAACAAAGGGCCGTTTGTTTGGCGTAATTGAACACCCAATACAATGTGCGAGCGCCATCGCTCAATTCATACCCCAAAGGCTTGTAATACACCTCGGCCCCTGGAATCATTTTTACCCTTCGCGATGGCTTATCGGGTGGCGGTGGTGGCACTTCCTCTGCCTCTATATCGGTGTCGTCTATTTCAATGGTTGTCTCCTCACCCTCTACTTGGAGCGGTTCGCCTGGTTGCTCAATGTTAAGAGGATGCCGACCGAACCAATAGGCGGTCACTTCGTCTAATTCCCTGATATTTGACTTAATAAATGCCCGCGTTTGCTCCGTATCCCATCCATCAGCCTCAGCGTCGGCGGCATCCCATCCGCAAGGCACATCGAGCGGCGTTTCAAGCCATTTCACCGTGACGGCCACGTCTTTTATTTGCTCAGCAATCTGGAGCATAGCCATGTTACCAGGTTGCTCCTCCCAGGGCATAACCTCCCCTGCTTTTGGGTTTGGAAACTTATATTCGTGTGTGGTGTCGGCATCCGGCCAAAGAATCACGCGCCGCCCGGCTAAAAGGCTGAAATCAGCGTTGCGCGTGTTACCTGTTCCACCACACCAGGTTAAGCAAACGGCGTGTGGTAAAAGGCGCTGTGCTGCATCTGCGGCCTTTTCTCCTTCTACCAGTACAATTGTTGCATTTTTGGCGGCACTTGCCAGCCTATCCAATCCGTAGAGCGGACGCGGTGCAGGCACGCCTCGCCATGACCAAAAACGGTGGCCGTCCTTGGCTTGCCAGTACGACCAGGGGAGGACTATCTTTTTGCCATCTTTGAAATTAAAGCGGCACACGCAAAACAATATCTTCCCATCCTTGTCTCTGTAATCAAAGCGCATGGCCGGCGCTCCGTACTTGGCATGTACAATCTGCCCCGGCTCCGGCGCTGGGTGTATCCAGGTGGCTTTATCGAGGTCGGTGAGCTTTATCTCAGGTAGGGCCACGGGTGTAAGTACAGCCCCTGTGAGTTTTTGGATAGCCTCGGTGTCTGTTTCCAGTTTGTAGTATTCGCGCACAAAGTCAATCACATCGCCGCTCTTACCACAGCCAAAACACTTGTATTTTTGCAATTTTGGATTTACGCCAAAGGAGGGCGTTTTCTCGCCGTGAAACGGGCAGAGGCCAACATATCTGGTGCCATCGCGGCGTAATGTTACCAAGCCTCCGACAATGCCCTCAATGGGATAACGGGCCTTAATGTCGGCGTAATCGTTTTTCATGCGGTCGTTTTTTATGTAGGTTAGTCGAAATCACAAACAGCGCAGCCTGTATCGCATTTGCTGCGCCCAAAATAACTTCCGGTGTTTTGCTCAACCTCTAAGGCTCGGGCATAGTAAGCGGGGTAATACTTCGCGACAAATTGCAACTGCTTCACGGTCATATTCTTGCAAGGCAGGCAGTTGTTATGGGTAAAGACTCGTTTCCCATTTTCTTTGATGTCGTAGATGGCAGGGTGCCACCCAATGCACCGATCAACAATTTCAAAACACCATTCGTCGTCTTTCCCTAAAATCGGAAAATCCTTTTTGAAAAACATATCATTTTGCGCGGCCTTCAATGCGCGTTTTGCCCTTGAAACTTCTCTTGCCACATACCCAATCAGATCAATTTGAATGTCGTTTTTGTATGCGTATTTCAACATCGGTTCTATTTTTAGTATTCTTGAACAAGCTGAGTTTGTTGGGTGTGGGATTAGGTTATTTTCCTCAAAAAAATCCATGACACTGTTGTCTGTCTGCGTGTACTCAACCTTTTTGAATCGCTCACGCGCCCAAAATAGCCCATCCAAAACAAACTGAATAGTATCAGGGGAATGCTCTTTAAAGTCGGCATAAAACAAGTGTAGTTCGTCGGGCCGGTGTGCTTCCGATCGTTCCCCTAACCAGCATAATACGGCCATGCTGTTTATGCCACCAGAAAGTCCAATCATTACTTTTTTGCCTGAAAAGTCCATATTATGCCGGTTTTTCAAACGCTGCAATAACTGTTTTAATATCTTCTGCGGTTCTTACTTCCGCTCCAATGCCGCCGGCCTCGCGCAGGCGTTGCAAAAAATGCGCTTGATGTTCTCTAAGCTGTTGCCGCCCTGTTTTGGCCTCGAAGGCTGTAAATACGGCCACTGTGCGCCCCACCATTTGCGGTGTGATGGCGACCTCTGTCCATCCAATCAGGTCGGAGCTCCCCTTGCAAAGGCCCGCGTGTAGCGGTCGAAAGTTTTGGAGCTTTATCTCATTGGCACTTCTTGCGGCTACCGTGCCAACCCAGCCAACCCCGGTGTTGTTGCGAAAGAGTACGCAACGCCGTGATTGGCTGGCTGCAAGTTGAACCTCATTTAATAGGTCTTTTTCGGTTGGCATGGTAGGTGAATTAAATTAAAGTGATCAAAAAGGGCCGTCCTCGTCATCTTCGTAGTCCTCCGCCACCAAGCACGAAATTAACTTTTCAGCCTGCGCCATCGCGATCTCGTCAAGGTTCATCTCCCCAAAACCAAATTGCTCAGGGTGCGCGGCAACTTCGGCATTGTAGCGCTTAAAAGCCTGCGCTAATTGCTCCAGGGTGAACTCAAAT